CGGTTGGAAATCATCAAGGAAATCCCTATTAACCGCCTCCGCAAGCTGGCGCAGGCGGAGAAAGAGAGACGGCTGGTGGTGCTGTCCGAACCAATGAAGCCGATGGTATACAAGCCGAACGATACGGACGTATATTGCCCGTCCTGTGGAGAAAGTCTTTCTGGAGGATGGCCGTTGTCTGATGCGGACGACCTAAGAAAACTTTGCCAGTGCCCGAATTGCGGACAATCAATCGACGATACAAGGTGCGAAGCCGCCGAGGCCGCGCTGGAGGAAAGGAATGCAGAACATGACGTACCAATGATTGACATTGAAGAATTAATAGACATCGACCAATTAAAAACTCATTGTATTTATTCATCTGATTTTGAAGGTTTGACAGAAACAACACAAACGGAAATTTATTGTTATTGCAAAATGAATGCGTTCTATCCGGCTTGCAGAGCAAACCTTAAACAAATCAGAATTGCAGTTACACGCATTTATTTTAGAAATCTCGGTTTAAATTATTAAAATAGTAGGAGAGATGATTATAAATGTGTAATTGTAGATTTTGTTGCAAAGACGAAAATTTTGCTTATTTTGTTGTGAATGACAATGGAAAAGGTTCAAGAATACTTATAAGAAGTGGAGGGGAAATGCCCTTGATAATCCTATCGGAAAACCTTATACAAAATAGATGGCACACTTTGGGGGCTTATATGCCTAAATTCTGTCCTGAATGTGGCAGAAAGTTGGAGGTACTACAATGAAACTCAAAAAAGAACACATTGCAATTTTAAACGAAACGGCGAAAATAGATTTTGATAGCGCAATGCAAATGGTAGACGGTGTTAATATGTTGTCCGAAGTTGAATATGGTTTTGTGCATATGAACGAAGATGAATACAGGTTGGTTTACTGGGAAGATGGAATTTTAAAAGATGCTTATAAAAACTGTGAGGGTTAATAATGTACTTAGATTTTGTAAACGCGCTTAGAACGATTGGCACAGGTTTGATTTTATGTTCTCTAGTAGGCATAGTCGCAATAATTAAATCCAAAAACAATTGGAGGGATTTAAAATGATAGACATAGGCTTAACAAACGCATTGGCACAAATAAGAGATGCTTTATATGAAATTTCTGATACCATAAAAGAGGTAAAAGAAACAGAAGATATAGTTGATAAATGCGAAAATTGTCCCTATAAAGCGTATTATGTGCGAAAATTGTCCCTATAAAACATATTATCAGGGATATGCTTGAAGTCAAAAACGGCAGAAAAGTTTAAAAGGAGGGTTGATGTTTTAATAAATGCCGTTTATAATAAAAACATAAAATTAAAGGAGATATTTAAAAATGAAAGTAAAGATTTATGAGGGCCGAATTTACAGTGTAGTTAAAGAAAAAGACGGAAATATTTGTGTTGAAACAGTAGACGGTTTGTACAAGAACGATGCAGAATTCAAAAAGGCAATGAAGTTCAATGGCGAAAAGTTTATCGGTATTGCAAATAAAGAGAAAGTTTACAACACTTATGAAATCAGCGCAGAAGTTGTAAAAGAACACGGTACGCTTGTAACTGAATAAATTTAGAATAGGAGCAATTAAAATGGCTTATAAGAAGAAAGCAGAAACCAAAGAACGTGTGGAAACAGTTTTCGATGTAAAAGGTGAGTTGACTTTCTGGGTAAAAATCGGTAGTAATGGGAAGCTTTACGCTTCCACATCCGTAAAAAACAGTGACGGTGACAGAATGTTTTATTCAGTCTTTTTCAGAAAAGAAATTAGCTTGACCGATTTTGATGATGGCATGAATAAAATAAACGTGAAGTCCGGCTTTATTACATGTTCTAAAATCGGAGAAAGCGTTCGACCGAAAATTATGGTTTTGGATTTCGAGTAAGAGAAAACAGCACCCCGGGTAACCGGGGTGCACTATTTAGAAAGTAGGTGTTGAAAGATGAAATACACCGCTGGGAATTTAAGGACAAGGGATATAGATAAAGAGATTAGGGCTTACAATAGAAGATTGTTGCAACTGCAATCGAAAAATGAAGCGTTTAAAATTCTGGATACGCTGACGCGCACAGAAGTAATGCGAGGAAGAACCGATGCAGAAATAGCGTGGGAGCTGAACCGTTTACAAGAATTGGCGAAACCAGAAAAACAAAAGATGGTAAAATACAAAGCGGGGAGCAGTTTAGAAGTTCCGCTATTTGTTCGCGAACAAGTTGAGCGTGCAATAACAAAAGCGAATAAGCAGACCATGAAAAGGTTTGAAATTCTGGAAGCACAGCGTAGAGGCTCATTCTATACGATTGAACAAGAAAGTTTAAGGCCCATTACAAAAGGTACGGGAAGAACACTGATGGAAGTTAAAAAGAGATTGGAGACTGCACAAAATCGTGAACGTAGCGGCTATTTAACTTTCTTAGATGAAAAATACAAAAGAAACTACATCAAGGCCATTCAAAACAATTTCGGCGCGGCTGGTGATAAGTTGGCTGATAGGATAAGCAAAATAAACGGTACAGCTTTTTATTTCGCAAGTCAAGACCCATTTTATGGCTCCTATCTGGAAATTGAATATTCTTATGGTGAAGAAGCTATAAACGCTATGATAAATAAAATTGAAAATGCTTTGACGGTTTTAAATTTGTAATGTTTACGGCAGATTTTGAGACTACCACCGATAAAAACGATTGCAGGGTATGGGCTTGGGCTGTTTGCGAAATTGGTGTTATAGATAATATTGTAATTGGTAATAATATAGAAAGTTTTTTCAAAACATGTGAAGAAAGCGGAAATTTAATCCTTTATTTTCACAACCTGAAATTTGACGGAGAATTTTGTATCAGTTATTTATTAAAGCATGGATATGAATACGTTGAAACAAAGAAGCTTTATAACAAACAATTCAATGCGCTTATATCTGATGACGGGCAGTTTTATAAAATAAAGATACGGTTTGAAAATGGAAACAGTTTAGAATTGCGTGACAGCATGAAACTTTTGAATTATTCAGTTGATGAAATAGCAAAAGCATTCCATCTGGATATTCAGAAACTTGAAATTGATTATAATGCTCCACGTGGAACAAATCACATTTTAACGAAAGAAGAAACCGAATATTTAAAACATGATGTTCAGATAATGTCACTTGCGCTTGACCGGATTTTTAAAATGGGCTTTGAAAAATTAACTCAGGGTAGTTGTGCATTAGAAGATTTTAAAACCATCATTGGGAAAAAGAGGTTTAGAACGTTGTTTCCTGAACCGAATTACGACAAGGATATCCGCAAAGCCTATAAAGGCGGGTTTACCTACTTGAATCCTATATACGTCGATAAAGATGTAGGCGAGGGTAATGTATTCGATGTTAATAGCCTGTATCCGTCCCGCATGTATTACTGTGATTTGCCATGGGGTGAGCCGAAATTTTATGAGGGCGAATATAATTACGATTCAGAACGCCCTCTATATATTCAGCTGTTTAAATGTGAGTTTGAATTAAAAGAGGGATATCTACCAACAATTCAATTAAAAGGGAATAGCCGCTTTGTGCAAACAGAATATGTAACTTCAAGTAATGGGGATATCGTTCCGCTTTGTTTAACAAATGTAGATTTTGAGTTGTTTTTAAAACATTACAATGTTTACAATTTAGAATATATTCGCGGTTGGAAATTCAGAGCATCTAAAGACTTGTTTAAAAAGTATATTGATAAGTGGATGCTGGAAAAAATAAAAGCAGGGAAAGAACATAATCCCACCATGCGCAATTGGTCGAAAATCATGTTGAATTCTTTGTACGGTAAATTCGCTCTTGACCCAATATGCGCGAAAAAGCATCCGTACATCGATAAAGGTGTCGTGAAATACAGAACATCTCCACCAGAAACAAGGGAAGCCTTGTATTTACCTGTGGGCGCGTTCATTACAGCTTATGCACGCAGATACACGATTGAAACCAGTCAAAAAATAAAGGAATACAGCATAGAAAAATATGGTAAAGACATGTATATTTATAGCGATACTGATAGTATTCATACAACTTTACCGCTAGAAGATATTAAGAAGTTTATTGAAATAGATGATTATAAGCTCGGCGCGTGGGCGCACGAAAACCATTTTACAAGGGCGCGATTTTTGCGTGCGAAAACGTATATTGAAGAAATTGACGGAAAACTACACGTTACATGCGCTGGACTTCCAGACAAGGGGAAAGAGCAGGTAACATGGGAAAATTTTCATCCGTGCGCAACGTATACCGGAAAACTTATGCCGGTGCATGTTGACGGGGGAATTGTTTTAGTTGATAAAGAGTTTAATATAAGGAGTGTTTAAAATGGAATATAATGAAGCGGTTGAATATGATGAAGTGAGTTTAAAACTTGCAAAAGCAATTATTAAAATCAATCGGCTTGAACGTGAAAACAAAGAGTTAAAAATAAATCTAGAGAAAATAGTTGAAGAAAAATGTCCACTTTGCGAATTCAATTTAAATAAAATGAACGGATGGCGGCTAGAAGATTTATGATTCAATTATCCATATTTTAACAACAAAAATCCATGGTATAATTTGTAAATTACAGGTATGATTATAATAGGATTTACAGGAAATGTAAATACTATTTACAGCGGAGCGCAACGGGTGAAACCGACTGTCTGTAACATCGGGCCTTGCAAGCTATAATATTTCTGCCTGTAAATCCTGTTGAGGTGAATTTATGTATTATGATATAAATAATACGTTATCTTACAACGCGCTTTTCAATATTGTTCTTGGTGGGCGTGGAATTGGGAAGTCCTATCAATGGAAAATCAAAGCGGTACGGGACTTCCTGAAAAAAGGTAAACAATTCGGGTACATTCGTAGGTATAAAGATGAGTTGCTAAAAACCGCTGATAAGTATTTTAACGATATCATTAAAAACCAAGTTTTCCCTGACACGAAAATAGAATACGATGGTGGGCAATGGTATATCAATGAAGAATTAGCCGGATACACTTTCGCATTAACGAAAGCAAGCGATTATAAATCAAGCGCTTTTCCTGATATTTCAAATCTGATTTTTGAGGAATTTATAATTGACAAGCCACATTCATCTTATTTGAGAAACGAGCCGTTTCTACTTTTTGACTTGTACGATACAATAGCAAGAATGCGCGACGATGTTATATTATTTATGCTTGGCAATGCAATTTCAATGGCTAACCCATATTTTATACAGTGGGATTTATCATTACCGAAAAACAAAAATGCAGTTGTAAGAGATAACATCCTTTTGCAGGTAGTTCCGACAAGTGCAGAATTCAAAAAGGCGAAAGAAAATACAAGGTTCGGGCAAATGTCACGCGCACTCGGCTATGCAGATTATTCGGTGGATAATAAATTCTATTTGGATGATGAAGCACAGATAATGAAAAAAGGGAAAAACACGCGGTTTTATTTTACTCTTGTTTGGAGGGACAAAAAGTACGGTGTGTGGTTTGATTACGATACAGGGATGACAATTATATCATACGATTACGACCCTTATAACACAATGGTTTTTACACCAGACAAAGAAAGCATTAATAAATCAATTCAGTATGTAAAGCAGTACGAAAGACACCCGTTTTTCAGAAGAATAAAAGAAGCGCTGGAAACGGGAACACTTGCTTATGAAAATGAAAAAATTCAGCATGAAATTAAAAGCATGTTGAAAATAATTATTTAAAGGAGAAAAACAATGGCTTACACAACTTGGATTACGGCAAACCCCCTTGTAAATGTCACGCAGGTTTTTGGGGGTTCACACCGTGGAAAAGACTGGAACACACGGGATGCTTCCGGCGTGATGGGTGATACGATGGTGCGTGCGATTGGAACGGGTGAAGTTGTTCGCAGTGAGTACGGGACGGGGGGCAATTGGTCGTGGGGAAATTTCATTGCGATTTATTATCCCGCGCTTGACAGAACCGTTTTGACCGCACACCATGCAGAACGCCTTGTGGATGTTGGTGATAGTGTAACCGCCGGCACACCGATTGGAAATTTTGGCATGACTGGTAATACAACCGGCCCGCATTGCCATGAGGAATGGCACGTTGGGCGTGGTATTACAAATAATCTTGTAACGCCGGAAGATGGCTTTCCTAATATAGTTGGGCGTTATGAAGTAGAATATGGGGGAGGTGAGCCACCTATGCCGGGTGAATTTACCGCAAATATGCTGATTGTCGTTTTTGCTGAAAACGGACACACAATTAACAGTCCTGCAAGCAACGACCCCGAAAATTATGTTTACTTTGGTAATAAAAGGAAGTTTCGCGTGAAGCCGGACGACCTTAACAAGGTGCAGGAGTTCGGGAGCTGGAATTACTGGCAGGATATTACAGACGTTGCAGTCCTTAAAATCTTTAATAAAGATTTGAGTGAGCTTCCAAATGTGTGAAAAGCTGAAAGCGCTTTATATTGAAAGTTACTATAACTATCAAAAAGCAAGCGCTAAAGAAGTAGGAATCATGTACGGGATATTTCTAGGGGTAAGAAAATGCTGTAATATTTTATATTCACATAAAACTGTTACAGAGTTTCAGTTATTGGCGAATAAATTTGTAGACAAAAGGTTGTGAGAAAATGGACTATAACGCGGTTGCCCAAATTGTTAGCACTCTTGGATTTCCAATCGTTATGTGCGGTGTTCTGGTTTGGCTTAACGTTAAACAGATGAACGCTCATAAGGAAAGCGAAGAAAATTTCACGCAGGCTTTATCAGACAACACAAAAGCATACATTGAACTTAAAGAAGCGATTACAAATTTAAAGTTAAAGGAGGAATATTAAAAAATGAAACTTAGTGAAGCACGAGAATTCATTGACAGGCTTTATAACAGTGAGGATGGATTTACGGACGACATGCGCGAAGATTTGCGCAGGTTGCACGATAGTGAAGATGAACAAGAGGGAATGGAACGTTACTGGAAAGAAATTTCCGATAAAATGGACGGAATTTCTAATGCGTTTAAAGATTTTAAGCGCGATTACGTTACCCGTGTTTTGACTGGCCGTGATGCTGTTAGAAAGCATGTTGAAGATTTGAAAGATGATGATTTCGATGACATCAAAGACGAAACGGAAAAGATTAAATCTATTTTTAACGAGGAGATAATTGAAAAATGAAAAGTGCGAAAGTTTTGACAAGTGTAACCAATAATACACCGCAGATTTTAACCGCGCTACGTGCGCAGATGGTAGCGGAAAATCCCAGTTTTGAAAACAGACTCCCGCAGGTTACGCAAGATAATATTCGGGAATTTGGTACGGCGGTGCTTGATTATCAGCCCACACAAAACGCTTTTGTAGATACGCTTGTTAATCTTATTGGTAGAGTATGGATTACGTATCGCCTGTTTACTAACCCTATGCGGGTACTTAAAAAAGGTATTCTTGAGTACGGTGATACGGTGGAACTGGTTTACACCAACCTTGCAAAGGCGCACCAGTTTGACCCTGCACAGGCAGAAGAGGAATGGATGAAGCGTGAAATTCCTGACGTAAACACTGCTTTTGCAAAACTCAACTATCAGGTATTTTATAAGCAGACTATTTCTGACGATATGCTACGGCAAGCCTTTATGTCGTGGCAGGGTCTTAGCGATTTTATCAGTTCTGTTTTCAATGCAATGTACACGGGTGCAGAACTGGACGAATTTACCACTATGAAAAATCTGCTTGCGCAGTATGGTACGGCTGGCAAGTTCGCGGTTGAAGTAATCGACGAAGTGACGGATAATACGTCCGCACACATGGCCCTTGCGAAAATGAAAGCCGTTTCTAACAAGATGGCTTTTATGCGGTCTGATTATAACAGCCTTGGTGTCCTTACCGCTACACCGAAAGAAAAGCAGGTTCTTATTATTGATGCGGACACGGACGCATATTTGGCCGTACTTGGTTATAGTACCCTCTTTAATCTTGAACCCGCGAAAGTTCAGTACCGTGTTATCGTTGTGGATGAAATCCCTATTACAGATACGCATGCAATTCTGATTGATGAAGATTTCTACGCAGTGTGGGATGCTTTGCAGAAGTTTACGCGCGATATGAACGGGCAAGGCCTGTACTGGCAGTATTGGGCGCACTATTGGAGAATTATGGCGGTGTGCCCGTTTGCGAATGCGGTTGCTTTTGTTACTACTGCTCCGACAATTACAGGTGTTACCGTTTCGCCCAGTGCCACTACTGTAAATAAGGGTGCTACCGTTCAGATGAACGCTACCGTTGAGGGCACTGGACTTTATCCGCAGGGTGTGACGTGGGCTATCTCTGGAAATTCTGACAGTGCAACCACCATTACACGGGACGGTGTACTCACCATCGGGAGTGCAGAAGCTGGACCTGTAACAGTGATCGCGACTTCTACTTATAATACAGAAAAGAACGGTACAGCCACAATTACCGTAAACGCTTAACGTTTATAGCCGGGCGGGTAATACCGCCCGGCAAATATAAAAGGAGAAGAAAATGGCAATAAATCCCAATACAACAATTTATCTGTGTGCGGGCATCCCGTGGGGAAATGATTATGCGCACGTTAGATTGTTCCAGAATATGGAAGAACGTCTTTCTTTTCTTTCCACAAAAATTGTTGCGACACTTGACGGTGCGACTTATCAGCGTGACGATAAATTCGTTTCGTTTCCTGCAAATTATGAAACGATTGCAAACTGTAATTATATGTATTACCGAAATAATAATCGGTGGTATTTCAACTTTATCACGGATATTCGTTTTCAGAATGAAAATAAAAGTGACGTGTATTTTGAACAGGATGTTTTTCAAACATGGTTCGCAGACGATACGTTAAAAATATCTTTTGTTGAACGCGAACACACAAATGATGATACATTCGGAAATAATCTTGTACCCGAAAATCTGGAAACGGGGGAATATGTTTATAACCAAAATATTACAAGCGGCTATGGCACTGTATATGATTTTACACCCGGCATTATTATAGCTGTTTCAGAGCGTTTGGATGGAGTTGCAACATCAAGTCTACTTGATAATACTTTTACTGGTTTATCTTACTACTACGCTAAAAAAGAACGTGTTGATATGGCAATCTCGATGGTTGACGAGTATGCAAAAAGCGGCAAGGGTGACGCCATTGTGTCGATGTTTATGTATCCGCTTGAACTCCTAAATATTTTTCCTGCTTCCCCGTCTTATGGTTGGGTGTCTGGTATGGGATCTGAAAGAATTTACGGAAACAAACTGTTAAACGTTTTTGCTCCGCTTGATGGTTACACACCAAAAAATAATAAATTATACACATACCCATATAGAGCCTTGGAATTGTACGGTTCTGGAGCAAGCGGCAAAGAATACCGTTACGAGTTTTTTGATTTTGAAGCACATGGACTAAATGGCCCGTTTGTGTTGTTTAGTTCCCTTGGCGGTTCTGCTCCTATCGTATGCACACCGTTGAATTACAAGGGGCTTGACATCTCACTTGATGAATCGTTGACAATGCCAGCCTTTCCGGTTTGTTCGTGGATAAACGATACCTTTAAAAACTGGTATGCGCAGAAATCAAATGGGAATGAATTTAAATGCTTTAACAACAATTGTTGGCGGTTCGGTTGGGGCGGGTGTTGGAGTTTTTACTGGGGATTTTTCAGGCGCGGTTGAAAGTGTTGTAGGCGCGGCAACTAAAATCGCTAATACACTTGTTACAATAGAAGAACACAAGATAATACCCGACAGCGCAAGGGGGAATACAGCTTCTTCAAATTCTTTCTTTGCGAATGGACAATGGTATTTTTACATGTTTCCAAAATGTGTGCGCTATGAATATGCAAAGCGTATTGACGATTATTTTACCATGTACGGTTACAAAACCCTACAAACAAAAGTGCCTAACTTGTATGGCCGACGTTCTTGGAATTTTGTGAAGTGCACAGAAGCTAATTTAATAGATAGTATTCCTGTTGTGGCGCACAACCGGATTAAACAGGCGTTTGAAACGGGCGTTACTTTTTGGCACACAAACGATATCAAAAATTATGCTCTTGATAATTCTATTGTTTAAGGAGGTGCAATAATGGCAAGAAAAGGAATAGGCGGAAGAGACTTTCAGTTTTTTGATTCTCTGGCACTTAACAATGTAACTTACAACGAATATACAATTCGATTGCTCAACATTGCACTAGCCCGGTTTAAATGGGAAAATGTGCCAAAAGGGATTGACATTCGTTATCTCGAACTAATGCTCATTACACAGGGTTCAGCACTTGTTTTTTATGAAGATAGTTTAGACCAGTTCTTCGGACTTGGTGTTGCATACACCGGCCCGCTCAACTGGTACGGAGTGCCGTCTGAACGAAGCGCAATTGCCGCAAATGGCACTCCCTTTAGAATGCTGGATGAATCTAACAGTGTGCTTATTTTTAATAACATGGCAAGAACTGGTGATGCTTACATTATAAATGAGTATGCGCGTAAGCTATATGAAGTTCAGCGAAATGCAGAGACGAATGCAAATTTACAAAAGTTTTCGGCTTTCATTGCGTGCAACGAAAAAGAAAGATTGTCGCTTAAAAACCTAATTATGAAGTTGGACGGCGGTCAACCGTTTATTTACGGTGATAAATCCTTGAATCTCGATAGCATAAAACCCATTAACTTGGATATCCCATTTATTGCCCGTGATTTACTGAGCGTAAAGACAGAAATTTACAATGAAGCACTTACAAGTCTTGGTGTTGTTTCGGCGTTTACAGATAAGCGTGAACGACTTGTTGCAAATGAAGCCGCCGCCCCATTCGGTTCGCTTGAAATGATACGGGAATCTTACCTTTACGAACGAAAACAGGCATGCGAAAAAATAAATGAAATGTTTGGCACTAATATGAGAGTAGAGTTTAATTCTGAAATTCCAATCGTGCCGGAAATGGACGGTGATATTGAAAATGAGTAGTTACACCGTTGAGTTACGACAACTTATTCAAAATGGTTATGACATAGGGCTAAAGGACTATCCTATTTTTGACGAAAGTTACCGTGAATCGCTTAACAATAAAATTATAACGCATTACTGGATGAGGGAAATTGGGGCAGAAACGGCAGGGCTTTTTAAACTTTATCTTAACCGTACCATGAGCGAAATAATGCCTTATTACAACCAGCTTTACAAGAGTGCCCAGCTTGACTTTGACCCTCTGAACGCTTACAATTATACCGAAACAAACACGGAATTGGAAAACGTTAAAAGTGACGGTACCCGCACAGACACGGCAGACGGAAAAAGTCTTTACAGCGATACCCCTCAGGGGTTGCTTGATAATGGAGCTATCGCAGACGGAAAATATTTAACTTCTGCAACTTTGAATGATTCCTCGGCTTCTTCAACTGCAAACAATTTGCAGAAACGGGATAGGAATTTCGAAAAGAAAGTACGCGGGAATATGTATCATAATTTAAGTGAATTGTTGAAAGACTACCGGGGAACATTCTTGAATATTGACATGGAAATTATCAATAACCCGGAAATACAAAACTGCTTTATGAAACTTTATTAAAGGAGATGAAAACAATATGGATTTTTTGAATGTGGTTCGGTGTTGTACCCCCGCTTTACCATCTGCTTATGCTGATGCACTATCTTATTATGACGCTCTGTGTAAATTGCAGGGTGCAATTAACGAATGTATAAATATTCTGAATGGTTATTTAGATGAAGTTGACGAAAAAATAGCAGAAGCCATACTTTCGGAAAATGTGTGTAATATTATCGAAAGAATACAGGCCGTTTATATCCCGGAACTGGAAGCAATCAGTTTTGGAGTAGATGCTAATTTTGTAAGCAATCATATTGTAGTCGGAGAAAAAATGATTATAACAAGTGAGGTGTGTAAAAATGGCTAATATTACTAAAATTCAAGTCGGCGGAGAAACATACAATATTTCAGATCCTATTAACACGAGTGCAATTGAAAAAATCAATAACGTGGATATTCAAGCCGTTGAAGTCGTTAGCGAAACTTTAACCATAACAACTAAAAAAATAGGAGAATGAATATGGATGTAAAGCAATTAAAAGTCAGTGGAGTTTTTTATAATGTAAAAGATGAAACTGCAAGAAACGATATTTCTACTTTGAATGAGAAAGTTGCTAATAATGAAAATGATATAAGTACTTTAAAGCATACAATCGGTAACTATGACTTGTCAAATGTTGTAATGATAGGGGATAGTTATTTGAATGGCGGAGGCTCAACAAACCCACTAACTGACAATTGGGGCGATTTGCTATCTATTTATTTGGAGATAAATAATTATCGAAAGTACCCAAATGGCGGCGGTGGATTCATTGTAAAAGGTGCTTTAGATCAAAATTTTATAACAATGGTAAGCCCGGGAGGGTATGTGTATAATAATGAGCAGAATAGAAATAATGTTAAAACTGTAATCGTAATGGGTGGTATAAATGATGGAGAAGTTAGCGGGGATGCAATGCGCGCAACTGTTAGTTCTTTTATTGAAGCATTAAGAAATTGCTTCCCGAATGCAAAACCACTTATTATTTATAATTTTACACCCGTTCCAATGTATTATCCTCATATTTACGGAATCTGCAAAGCATGCGCTGATTACGGACTAGACACACCACAAAATTCTTTTTGGTGGTTATGGAACGGAAACGATCTTTTCAACTCTGATAATGTCCACCCTAACACACTCGGTTATAAGCGTGGCACACAGATATTAGCTTCATGGATTAAAGGCTATGATTTTATTGTTCCTACTACAGGAAAAATAACTGAAAAAGGTTTAGATTGGTATATAAGGTTTATTGACGGAAAATGTTCAATATCTGTTTTCGGGACATTTTCAGATACTACTAATATTCTTGTTCCAACACTGCCTAAATCATTAAAAACTACAAATGATATTAATTTGGTTTCAAGCGTCGGCACTCCTTTTAGTAATTTGACTCTAAAATCTGCCGGTATCATAAACGGTGTGAATATTAACTCGGGAACTCTTGTGTCATATAATGCATTTGAAT